GTTTCCGCTAACTGGAGAAAGCGGAAATCCCATAATGTATTGTTATTCATCAGTCTGGCCTACGTTTGGCTCCAATGTTGTATTTGGCAACCAGTTCCCAATCATGCTTCTCTTTGTGAGTAATAACTTTCACTTGAGAAAAAGGGGCTACTGGAGAACTTGATTTCTGAGGGTTAATTAACTTAATCAATCCCCACTCTGCAAGCAGGTTAATAATCGTGTTACGTCTTGCTTTATCATCATCTGAGAAGTTAGATGGCTTACCGTCAAGAGCAAATAACTCTTTAAAATGAACGATGTAGTATCTTCCCTGTTTATGTAAAATATGACAAGACTGAAATAACTTTCTGTCTTTGCGCGAGGCTACACCAATACGTGTTAATGTTTCTTTAATCTTTAAGAAGTCTTCTTCTGAACCCAAAGCCACTTCAACTAGGCTTTCAATGATACCCATGTTATCCACCTTTTTCTAATTTTTGTTTTATAATAGTTAACTGCTCAGAAGAAAGGATAGATAAAGCATTTTCGGCTTTTTGTGGATTATAACCATAATATTCCATAACTGCTGTAATGTCATTATCTTCTTGTTTCTTCACCCACTTTGCAAATCGCTTCGCAGGACGTATACTATTTAGAAAAAAATGGAACTGTAGCTTTGGATCTAGGTGGTGGAACTGATTGATTTCATTGGCATAGAGAATTGTATCAGGGAAGTATGAAAGAGCCTTATTTACCATATAGGCAGGATAATGCTTCTCCAATTCCGGATCCTTTAGAAGATCTTCTTTGCTCTTATTGATTGCTTGGACAAAGTCAAATGGATTCATGATAACAGTCTTACAAGGCCAACCGTATCAATGGTAACCAGTAACAAGTAATTAGCCAACATGCCAAAAGATTTCCTAGTATAACTAGCCCAAGCATACATAGCACAGCCAGTAATCCAAACAGGATACATTTGAAGTAAAGGAGGATTGGGGACTGTGAGTGCCATAATGATTGCGCAACCAATGCTGATAGCCCAAGCAAACAACTCAATAGAAAACCTAAAAGGGTGAGAGCGATAATCATCTTTAATCCATTCAAGTATATCACATAATATATTATTCAACGTCAACCTCACCTTCAGTCTCGATCCACACTCGTGCACCACAACTAAGAGGCTTATCAGGTGAGTATACTACCTTACTTGGACCATGGATGACAACAGTGTTAGCGTACCTGTTTGTCTTATATGTTTTGACAGTAAGAACTGGAACTCTGTCGTCATCCTCAGCTTTAATGTTCTTACGAATAAGAGCTTGGTTGACGTGAATGAGGGTTTTCATGCTATCCGTTCAACTGCATCACAGAATCTTCTGCACGATCGCAGGCCTGCTCATAAGTCTTAAAGAACTCAGCAATTTCTTTACCACTAGATGCGTTAAATATTAATACTTGATAGTTACCATCCTGAAGTCTAAACACTCTTGAGTTTACTGGACCTTGTTCGTATTCGCTTAGTAATGTCATTTAAATTCTCCTTCGACCATGATTTCTGTTAGACACGCCAGTATATTTATTTCTTGGTCTGCCACGAAGGCTGCTTTATACTGATATGCCGCGAGAATTAAAACCAATTGAGGGATGGAACTTGGCTTCATATAATCAGAAGCAGCATCATACAACTTCCTAAAGAATGTTGTTGTGTCAATGTCTGTATTCTCACCAACCCACTTACGAATCTCTGTAAAGTTCTTTTGCTTAATTAACTCGACCAATCCCTTCAACTTATCATCCGTAAAGTTTACAAGGATGCCAGAATCAATCTTGCCAGTAGCCGAGTACCTCTGCAGCTCGTTCAATACACGTCTAAAGTCTGGAAAGAACTTCTTTACAACTTCAGCAACTGCTTTTGGATCATACTCTACACCCTCAGAGTCCAATACTTGCTGTGCACGTTTGAATAACAATGCAGCCATCTTCGGCTTATCATCCTTCTCAATCTTGAACTCAACTACTGAGCAACGAGAATGCAGAGGATCAATAATGCGATTGCTGAAATTAGCTGTAAGAATAAATCCGCAGTTCTTAGAGAACTCCTCCATAAAATTACGAAGAGCAGGCTGGGTGCTATTAGGGTTAAGGTAATCAGCTTCATCGAGAATGACATACTTACGACCTCCATAGAAAGATATAGACGAAGCAAACTGTCTAATATCATTTCTAAGAGTGTCGATGTTGCCATTCATCGATCCGTTAATGATAAGATAGTCAGCACCAATCTCTTCCAGCATAGCACGTGCTACTGTTGTTTTACCAACACCAGCGCGGCCACACAAGAGAAGATTAGGAATGTTTTGTTGATTAATAAACTGCTGAAACGTCTGCTTGAGAGACGGTGGCAGAATAGTATCCGCTATTGTTTTTGGACGGTAAGATTCTACCCATAAAAAATCACCTGACATAATATAGTATTCCAGTTCATGTTAACCAGCAAAGACAGAATTATCTTCACATGCAATCCAATACTTTACATCAGTTCCTTGCATGTAGAGAAACCTTTTTGAAGATATTTTTAAAGTATAATCTCCACCTAACAGTTTCATATTGTCTGGCTTCACTACCATCTTAAATTGCTTTGTTGTATCACCAATATTGATGGCAAAGTTATCACTTGCTGTCTGTCCACCTTTTGCTTTTGGATTGGTATCCAAAGCTTCAATCAACACCTTCCCATCCTTCCCTGTAAAAGCAATATCTGGTAACTGGAGTACAGCTACTGCTTTCATTAGGGATTGAAGGGTTGCAGCAGTAAGATTCTTTTCCACTGCATCATTAGGGATATCAATTTCTTTATCAGGTGGAGATTTAACATGACTAGGATCGGCATACAGATAGTTCAACGTCTGTGTGCCACTCTTAATCATAATGAACTGCTTGCTGAACTCAAGATCTGGATCCTCAAACAACGATAATACACCAAGAAAGCGGGCCAGGTCAAAGATAGCAAAGCTCTGAGGAATAGTCTCAGCAATAGTAGCTTTGGCCATCACCGTTGACATTGGTGATATCGTTGCAAGAGTGTTGCCAGGTGAGAAAGCAAGACTTGGATTAATCTGATTAAAGTTCTTCAGAATTTGAATTGTTCTCGCGCTGAACTTCATAGTATAGATTCCTTAGATTACTTCTTTTTGTTCTTGTGCTTCAATTGACCAGCATCAGCTGTTGCAGAAGCACCAATTGATGCAAGATCAGCCAATGAACCACCAAACACATAACTACCAACGTGCTGTAGTTGCATCCAAGGACAGAAGAATACCTTACCACCCATCTTCTGTACATTGTAGCAGAACATATAGTCTTCAGACAGGTAACGCTTAGATGCCGTCTTTTCTGCTTCCTTCATTGCTTGTGCACGCTGCTTCAACTCTACAGTATCGTCACCTCTAGCAAGATCTTCGATCAGCTTATGCATATCTTCTTGACCGTAGTTACGATCAACAACACAGTCAAAGTAAGCCATGATCTCACGTGTACCATCAAAGTGCTCAGTACGTACATGATCAGGCTTATACCAAAGATGTGGGAATGCTTTCTGATAGTCTTCAAATGTCTTACGACGAATCATCATGAAGCCAGTACCAATCTCAAGAACCTCTACCGGTTGGTTGAGGGGGATCTCACGCTGAGTAGTCTTGGGATTAAATACATAATCACCAACAAACTTCTCAAGACGGTTTGGATCCTCATCAGCCATACCTTTGTCAACTGCTTGCTTGATCTTCTCCCACGAGATACACTTCTTAGGATAAGGACCACCAATAACATCATACTCACTTGCATCATCTTGCATAGCAAGCAGAGCGATAACGTCTTGTGGATTGAATCCAATATCACTATCAATGAACATTAGATGAGTAGCACCAGAACGCATAAACTCATCTACGCAATAGTTACGAGCGCGTGTAATCAGAGACTCGTTAAACAAGAAGAACATCTGAAGCTGAATACCATGCTTTGTACATACAGCAGATAGATCAGCAACCGATCGTGTAAACATACCTGCACACTGACCACCGTACATCGGAACTGCAAGGAACAGCTTGCGCTTTTGCAATTCCTCAATACTTACTTGTAGTTTGAAACCTTCACTCATTGTAAAACTCCTTGTGTATATTTTTTATCATGCTCACTCTTCAAACCATATGAGCCGTTGTACTCCGATAATGCTTCTGCTTTAAAAAGTAGGAACTGTGCTACGCGCGTTCCCTTCTTAATCTTTGCTGGACCACCACTCACATGAAGTGCACCAGCCATAACACCGTGATATCCAGAATCGTACAATCCAGATGTAATAAAGATACCATTACGGTTCAACGTTGATCGAGTAATAACCCAACCAGCTTCATCAGCACCGACATGAATGATATTCTCCATTACTACTTCGTACGTACCTTCGGGTAGGACAAACCAACCATCTTCTGGTAACATCTCAACAGTGCCACGATGTGTCTTTTGGTTATTATCAATGATAAACTCTTTGTCCATCATTTTAAATACTTTATCCAAACGAAGGTCAATTGCATTAGGTTGTGAATCGCCTTCTTGTGTGTTTGTCAGAGAAGAATTGCTATTAGTTCCTAGTATGTGAATCATGATAATCTACCCTTTCATAAGCATCACGAATATCTTGCATTTGTGGATCAAGTGGACGTTGTTGAAATGCTTTAACTATAGTCTCTTCATCAGGAAGGTAGTTGTGTTTACTACTTGCAGAATCTTGAGAGTACATCATAAGAATAATGTAGTGAATAGCTTTTAATAAATCTTTTTTGTTTTTACCAGCTTTCTTACCATACCGACACAAGTATTTAATAGCAGTATCACGAGCAGTTGTTTCAAGACTGTCTAATGACTCCCAAATATCTACAACTTGAATATCCTTGGCAATATAATGTTCACCGTATGTACCATCAAGATACTTTTTAATGTCGGTGATGTACTTGTCTTCGTTATATTTGTAATCAGGCATCATGACCCCCCGTCAGGTACATTGACATATAATTATCAATTATACTCTTGTTAATGATTGCAGTCAACACACCTCTCTTATTTTCATAGTCAAAATTGACCTCTTCCTCATACTTACCATGTAACAAGCCAGTTGGAGAACTGTCAAATGTCTTACCAGCATGAAGGCCAAGCCATATAGCAGCGCTGCTATCCCATGTATCAATATACTCTTTGAATGGTTCCATCAATCTAATCTCACCGGGACCATCAAGCATACCAAGCATATGTAACTTCTTACCATTCGCCTTAATCTTATCAAGCACTCCACAATCACGCAACTCTTGCATGAACATAAAACGACTTACAAATCGTTGCAGCTTATTACCCTTCTCAACCGCATACGCATTAGGGATAGCTAGAATTGATACCCCAATATAATCAACATGATCAGATTCTGCTGCCCATTCGAAGCCATTGAACAGATCATTCTTATCACCAATCTTTGACTGAGGACAGAAGAACGTGCCAAACCCTTCTTCTCTCAGTTGTGGTGCTAGTTGCTCTGCTGCATTGATTGTTTTTGTTCCATAATCATTTGGATAGTCTGACATCACAACATAATCGGCATTAACTTTCCTCGCCATATTGATTAAGTTATGAATATCGTACATTGGTCTGTTCTGCTTATACATCTCGAAAGCAGAATTATCAAGAATTAACTTACTACCATTCTTCTGTTCGTTAAGATAAAAGTCAACATATTGTGGACTCTTTTCAACAAGGTGAGCAAGCAGAAGATGTGTTGAGGCTCCTTTAAGAGCATCAAGATGAGGGATCGGTGCGATGTGACAAAATGTAGCCATAATTTATTTCCAATCAGCAAGTTGAGCTACAGTTTTATCTATAGATATACCAGGGCTCAGTGTCATGTCTTTTTCATATACAAGAGTACATCCGTTCTCATTATCTTCACTAACACTGATTGTGCAATTGCGACCACGATAAGTCTCATGAATATAAGTAAGAAGTTCTCTGGCAATCATCTCACAGGACATATTATTAAGTTGAAGAGTACCTGTAGTATATAGTCCTTCCAACTCACGCTTCAGCAAAATAAATTCAACTTCGCGGTCATCATGAAACACCTCAAGTTCTATTCTAAAATGAAATATGTGTCGGTGTTCATTAGCAAGAAAAGAAACAGCCGCAAGCTTTGGATCGCTTGCAGCTGCAGGGTATTTGTGGATACCCTCTTTTTGAAATGTTACCCAAATATTAGTTTTTATCATTAACTATCCTTTCTCATCAAGCAAATATACCATTGTGTTCAAATGGAGCTATATTAATATTATCCCTCATTGCGTCATAAGGTTCACCAGGTGGTAATCCCAATCGGTGTGGAGCTATGTCTATAACAAAAATCACTCGAGGTTGATCCGAGCAATTCCAAGCGCTGTGTGCCCTTTGGTTATGAAAAATAAATATATCGTCCCATTTAACAATCTCTCCAGCAACTTCTAAAAAAACATCTCCTTGAGGTATTATTATTGGTATATGAACTCTTACACTGCTGGCAGACTCGTTTTCTATATCTGAGTGGCGATGGATTATAGTGCCGGCTTGTATTGTACTGTATCCACTGACTGTACAATCGTCTCCATAGTATTCTGTAAGCTTGATTGCTGTAGGATGGTACTCTCTAATTTCTTCATCAGCATCTCTTACCATTTCCCGAAAATGGTACTTAATGCTTATTGAATGCCAGTTAGCTGGGGTATCAATTAGGTGATCAACATTAGTGTAAGTATCCTCTCCGGCTAACCGTATCTTTGATGGGTCCTTTTCGAGTACGTTGATATTGTAGTTAATGTATTCGTTACGGAGATCTGCAGCAAGCGACATCATGTAATCAGCATCTTTTAGAAAATGTTCACGTGTAATTATATTTTTAAACGTCATTGCCCCATTCCTTTCTTAGATTATACATATATTTTCTTGCTTCGACAACCTGATTGTATGTCAAACTAACACATTCTGTCACACCAGAAAACTTATAAGTTTTATCTGTAGTACCAACGTACTCCTCTACCCAAATATTCTTTGGATATCTTTTCAATAGAATCTTCTCTTGTTCAGACACTGGATCATAATCATTCCAAGCACTAGCAATAACTCTAATATTGAAGTCATCGTATTGGGCTGGATCGTTATTGAATTTAATACTCTCTTCTTTTGAAAATCGTTTCATAACATCACCATACTTGGTAATGCCAAACTTATAAAATTTCTTACGTGACTGCTTATGTGTAAACTCTACAAAGTAAATTTTCATAATAAAAACCCGCTGTTTATTAGACAGCGGGTTATCTCACATTTTAGTGATTAAGCGTTACGTGTGAACGCTTGGTTACCACCCAAGTGGTAAGCCAATGCTACCATACGACGCGAAGGTGTACCAAGACGGTAAGCGGTCTTGCCATTCTTAGTTTTGTTGGTGTAGATAGAGTTACCTTCTGCACGCAACTCAGATACCCGTGCTGCAAGGTTAGTTACTTGAAACAAACCAGCTGCTTGTGCTGGAGTGATCTCTTTACCTGACTTAAAAAAGCCCATTAGTTTCTCATGCTGTGTCATTCTTTACTTCTCCTATTTCATGTTAAAAAGATTATTTAATTACAGGGTCACCGTCTCTCAATACAAGATTTGCCGCTAAGAAGTCGAGACGTTTAGAAGATGTAGTCGACTCTACTTCCTCAATGAACTGTTGAATCTTATCCCTATGTTGAAACTGCCCCAACAAGAGTAGCATTGCACTCCTCTTAGTTTCAACATTTTCTGCAGCCCATACTTCTTTTGCAAATTCTGACAAATCTTTCATAGAAGCCAATACTATAGTAGTTTATTAATAAAGTCAACTCCTCATTGACTGCAATTTAATATTATCAAAGAACTCTTGCTTAACACTATTATTATGGAACAGACCATGTACAGCAGACGTCTGAGTCATTGATGAATGAGCCATCACACCACGATTGTCCATGCAGCCATGAGTAGCTTCAATGTATACAGCAACGTTCTCAGTATCGGTGGCTGTCATAATCTCTCGTGCAATCTGATTGACTAACTCTTCTTGCAACTGACCACGACGAGCGCACCACTGAGCAAGACGTACGTACTTTGACAATCCAATCACACGACCTGTAGGAATGATACCAATGTAGCAAACCCCCTTAACAGGCTGGTGATGGTGTGAACACATAGAACGAATCTCAGCTCGTACTACAAGCATGCCTTCAAATCGGTTCTCACCTTCATTAGGGAATGAGGTAACATCTGGCATAGGTTCATAACGACCGGACATTAACTCATACACATACATCTTGGCTAAACGCTTAGCCGTATCCTTAGAATTAGGATCGTTCTCTGTATCAATAATAAGTGAATCTAATACCTTTTGAAACTTCCACTTAACTTCTTCTACCAGTACTGGCAACTCGTTATCATAGACATACTTAGAGATGTTATCACTAGCTTTGAACTGTGCCTTATCAGCTTTAATACGTTGTTTAATTACTTCCGATACCTGTTGAAGCATACCTTCATCACTCATATTGTTCTCCTACTGTTGCTGTTCCAATGGGGTAGATAGCATTTTGTGTAATGTATCTTTGCTTTAATTCTTCAGGGATAGCTCGATCTCTGTTAAAGTAGAAGTCGAGCAGCTGCTGATTGATCATCGAAGGTACATTATTGTACAACGGATCAAGATTGAATCGAAGACTACTAGGCCACTTTCCGGAAAGTTTAAATTCCACAAAAGCAATCCTATGCTTCTTGTTAAATGGATCAAAGTCTACATAATCATATTGCTTTGAAATAAAACTACCCTTGTTTTCAGCACTGTGATGTAGCATAATATATTCACTCCAATCAATTAACAATGTTCCACACTATACTATGGTTTGAAATAGAAATCAACAACTTGGAGCGGGTGACAGGGTTCGAACCTGCGACGAACAGCTTGGAAGGCTGACACTCTACCACTGAGTTACACCCGCATTAAATGGTCCGGCGTGCAGGAATCGAACCCACATTAAGGGAGTAGAAATCCCCTGTATTATCCATTATACTAACGCCAGTATGTTAGTACCTTTGCTTTCGTTCTTCAGCTTCACGAATACGGTTACGTAGTTCAGTGGTAGAAAACGAATGTTCACGACTATTGTAGTATAGATCAATATGTTTTAAATGTCTACCTGTAAATGCTTTATCTGCATATTCTTTTCCTAGTATCCTAACATCTATTGGATAAGAACTCAATATATCTAGCAAATCTTTCTCTGTCTCGTACACAACAATCTCGTCTACATACTTACAGCCTTCAAGTTGAACAAACCGTTCAAATACTGATTGTACTGGCTTATTCTTTTCTGGACGATCGATAGTAGGATCTGTTTGTAGGCCTACTATCAACCATTGACACTGAGTAGCTGCTTCTTTCAGCATTAAAACATGACCTGCATGAAACAGGTCAAACGTGGAACAAGTAAACCCAACCTTTGCTTTATAATCATCATGCATATCGTTTCTTCCATTCGTAACCTAAGTAATAATCAAGGACAATATCCAAACTCTCCTTTGCTTTTTCCCAACACACAAGATCTGCTTTTTCAATATCAGAAAGAATAGGTCTATCCCGATATCTTTCAATATCAGCTTGCAAATGGTAATAATCTTGTACCATCACATCAGACATTATACTTATTGCTGTATCGTCGCTAATCTCTATCTTCATTTATACACCACTGGTTTAAATGATTTATCAAATTTATCTTTTGGACTGAACTCCGTTGTCACATCATTAATGCTAAAGTTAATTGATATCATATCAGAGTCTTCTTCTAATGATAGTGTGAAAGTCTCTATGTCTTTAAAGTGGTTATAGACATCAATTAACTTTTCTATTTGCTCACGTTTAAGTACTATACTCATACTTTCTCCTTTGGTACCTGGAGCCGGACTCGAACCGGCACGCCCTTACGAGCGGGAGATTTTAAGTCTCCTATGGCTACCGTTACATCACCCAGGCATTAATAATTATCCTTAATCATAATACATATTCCCAATCATATACCCCTATCTTTTAAAACAGGATGCTGATATCGTCAAAAGTTAAATTTGTCTTGTCTTTTTCAAATTGTACTGAGAACATATATCTAGGTTTATTAAAATTTATGACGGTGTGTGATATCTGAGTGTTGAATAAATATAGCTTCTTTGGTAAATATACCAGCTCATCTATTTCTATTTGATCACTATTGACCCAACCCCTTGAGAAAAGACAATGACTATGATTATCTGCGCTACTCAACAACATATTAACAGAGACACCACGAACATCATCTTGGTGCCAATCATAACACCTGTTTGGTGGCATGCGTAATACACCTATATTAGTTATACTAAATTTTGAGTTGATGTAGGATAATACTGGTTCGACTTGTATAAGATCTAGAGGTAGGGGGGCAATGTCCCAACCCAAGTACTCGTTATAATCCAGACCTGTGGGATTAATAGAGTAGATGTATTCTGACTCCCCTATAACTTTATATGGCTGGCTCATAGTATCCTCAGTATTTGTTAGTGCATACAACTTGTCTCATTATACTCCGTATGCAGAGGAGAGTTTTGGTACGCATGGAGGGACTCGAACCCCCACCCCGAAAGACTAGTTCCTAAGACTAGCGTGTCTACCATTCCACCACATGCGCATTAACTAAAAGTGCTACAAACTATTTAAAATCCTTCTTGATACTTTTTCTACATCTTTCATATTACGTTCACCAAGAATTACTACTGCAAACTGCTCACCGTTCTTGGTGACAAACATTGTTAGACATTTACCAGCTGGGTTAGTATATCCAGTCTTAGAAATCTCTATCTCTTCATACTCATTCAGTAAGTGAAAGTTAGTATTATTAACTGTTATCACTCTGTAGCTACTAAACGTCTTTACTTTCTTTTTCTTCTTCTTTGCTGATACCTTCTTTACAGAAGGCTCAACCAACACAAAACTTGTCATTGATGCTATCTGCTTTATTTTAGGATAGGTCGAAGCATAATGCAACAGTTTTATAAGATCCTTTGCTGTACTTTGATTGCGCGCACTGAGACCAGATGGATCGTCATAGTTTGTATGATCCATAGCCAAGAACTTAGCTGTATTGTTCATTGCTTGAATAAAAACATCTCTACCACCAGGAAAGCTTTTTGCAAGAGCCTCTGCAGCATTGTTATCACTCTTGATTAGCAAAAGAGATAACAGCTCATCTCTAGATCTTAGTTTAGATGGGATAGAATGAAATCCTTTGTAAGGAACTTTCTCATACAAACTAACATTGCTTTCAAGTACTACAATAGCAGTCATCAGCTTTGTTATACTTGCTATTGGTCTTACTCTATCTGACTCTTCATCTACTACTGTTTCTTTTTTTGTGTAATTATAAACATACTGAGTTGCTGCTATTACATTAGTACTCAGCAATGCAAGGGAGAGAAGTATAGCTTTCATTGTTACCTTTGTTGGTTAACAGTAACTTATATATAATGGCGGTCCCAAGGGGTAACGATCCCCTTCTTCGACAGTGACAGTGTCGTGTGCGTCCGTGAACACTTTGGAACCTTATTTCCTTTTCCTCATAATCATACCAACATAGGTACCACAGAAAGCACCTAAGCAAGCAGGAATGAGAAGCCAGTGATTAGTAGTATAGTTGATTACTGCTATACTGGCAACAGCAAATACAATAACAGCCCAAATGCTCGAAGCAAGTGGCTGCTCATTCTGTATAGACCTTAGATAGTATGTGTAAAATATATCAGTAAAAAACAATGCTAAGAATGTGAATAATACTTCTAGCATATAATCCCTCTAATGAGTAATACATTTGAAATGCTGGCTGCACTATTTGCTATCGACTCACTGGAGTTACTCGAGATAACCAGATATCGTGATAGTTACTCAGGCTTGCGGCCCATGGCTTACAACCAGCATATCAAATGGCACACCGTAGGAGAATCGAACTCCTCTTACTGCCGTGAAAGGGCAATGTCCTAACCGATAGACGAACGGTGCAACAAACTTGGTGGGAATGGAAGGAATCGAACCTACTCACCCGAAAGAACTGATTTACAGTCAGCCGCCACTCTCCTACTTAGCCGCATTCCCATTTTCTTACGCTACATCTTCGTAGCTATCTTCTTCCTCGTAGAAGTCATCCGGATCTGTATTGATGATCACGTGACCATACACAATCAGACCATCTTCGTACCGCACCTCAAAATCCCTAGGGAACTCCACCTCGTTGATGTATTCACGGTCTTCACCAAGCTCGCACATCTCAGCAGGAATACATGCAATGCAACCTGCATCTACACCGTACTTGAACCCTTTACCATCGCAGTACGTGCCATCACCATACTTGGTACTGAACACAGCAAAATACTTACCTGTGTTACTATCAACCATTACACCACCGCGGTCAACAGCCTCATACATGAAGTAATTGGTCTCTTTAAGCAGTCTAAAGTAGACTTCCTCGTTAAGAATGTAGCAGGGGTCTGCAATCACATACTTGCCGGCAGCTAATTTCATACTGGTATCCTTTATCAATGTTTACAAAGATATTATCTCCAATACTCAAAAATAAGTCAACACCCTTTCTTCCGCTGGCAGGATCTGATGCCAAAGTAGTAACTATTCACATATCTCTGCATATCCTGGTGATCAACACCTCTTATATGTGTGCCCGGGGATCTATTCCTACTTCCGGAGCTATCAAAATAGTTTTGTGCTGATACTCCGTATGCCCTGTAGTTAACATTTGCAGTGTGGTATGCCCCTATCGTTACAATATGATATGGTTTACGCTTAACTACGCTTAACACTTGACCAACGCTCTCTGCACCCTTACTGAATCCGTATAGTTGATACCTTTTGTTTGTACCGTTAATGAACTTAACAGCAGTATGCACTTGATTCCAACTATAGGCAAGTGAACATGCCTTATACTTCATTGCGTACCGTCTGAACGCATTGTCATCGAATACATTGTTGATACCTTTGAAACCAATCACATAACTATCGCAAGCACTTGCAATAGATGGTAACAGCATTAAAGTAAAAAGTAAAGTCCTCACACTACCTACTTCCTAATCAGTGGATTATCAATAGGTTCATTAATGTAAGCACCCATCTCTTCACTAATTCTTATCATTTCTGTCAAAGCTTCTTCAGTGGTCAGCTTATCATAGTACTCGTTTTTCATTATAGCATCATCAAACTTCTCTGCTTCAGTCTTCTTCTTTCTGTTAAAGATGCTATCCCAATTGGAATCAAAGGTTTTCTGATCAACGCTATACGGTCTTGGTTTGCTACCTTTGCCACTCATATAAACTCCATATTTTTTCACATCAACTTCTAAAGTTAGTTAAACCACCTTGTTCTTCAATTCTAAGTTTAAGATCTTCTAAAGAGATTGGTGTATAATCAATCTGCTCTACACTGACGTTAAAGTACCTTGGATCAATAACTTCTTTCTCCACTGTGTATGGTCTAGGGTCAAAAGGTTCCGGAGCACGCTCTTCAACCCTTATCTTTTTCATCACACGATTACTATGCAAGTGTCCGTGAATGTTAACACCAAACCTAGCAATACTTTCCTCATGTACAGGAATGTGACTCAAAATCATTCCGTTGAGGACATGGTAGCCTCGAATATCTCTAAAATGCTCTGTGTAATCTTCGAGCTTAAAAATATCATGGTTACCTTTAATAAGAACCTTCTCACCATTAAGACGTGACAGTGTCTTCAAAGCCTTACGGTTTATTACTACATCTCCAAGATGATACACCTTGTCCTTTGGTTTGACAACAGAGTTCCATCTTTCAATCATTGCCTCATCCATCTCGTTTGGATCATCCCACGGCCGAAGCTTAGTGCCATTATTTTGAAGGAAATGGCAGACACCAGCGTGACCAAAATGGGTATCGCTAATTAAAAATACATTTGCCATTTTATTCTCCTTTGTTGGTGGTGAGATCTCACCATTTAATCATACGCTGTAATTTCCTAATAAAAAGAATACTATAATATTTAATTCCTCTTACTGTAGGAATCCATGCATTATCTCCAATGTGCATGGACACTTCTTTAGGTATAGATCCAAAAGCTTTGTTTATAATTTTTTCTGCAGACATTTGTTCCTCCTTAATTTAGATATACCTGTCAATGTTTCCATACTAAAGCACACTCCTGGACTGTCGTAAAACAATCCATAGCTCCGGACGCCATTATTAATTCAAGTGTGCTTTAATATGGAGGAAACTGTGAGATTCGAACTCACGGACCCATCACTGAGTCGTCTGATTTCAAGTCAGGTGCCTTAAACCACTCGGCCAAGCTTCCAAGAAAGAACAAAAAAAACCCGAGTTGTTATGCTCGGGTCTTAGAAAGTATAAATCCTATACTTCGGTGTACAAAGATGTTTTACTACAGGATTACATCTTGGTGTGTACATTTTAACCTGAAATTATAATTAATGTTTACCCTTGCTGCTTCTAAAGTTGGTGACGTACTGCAATGCAACTTATCTCCGTCAAAAAGAGCAAATGTATTTTGTTTGTGATCTATATTTATAGAATGTAATCCATCTTTGACAATAGTGGGGCAATCTTGATTAGACGTAACATATAATATACCAATACTATAATTATTTCTTAATAAATCATCAACATGCATGTGGTGTTGATATGATGTACCTTTATTTGTAATCAACCCAACACGTATTCTGAATAACTCATCAAGTTCAAGACCTAGCTTATCAAGACAAGTAAGTAAAGCCAGATAGCATCCAGTAAACAACTGAGTTTCAGGTTGATGACTAGAATAGTCACAATCAAAAACCAAATGTGCAAAGCTATAATCTAAACCCGATTCCGTGACGTTATCTAGTGCAGTGTTCTTTGCATATTGCCAACTCATCGCATGGGAAAGGATGCTACCACTCAAGTGGTCAAATTGATTCTTTCCCAGCGCATTATCAATTACATTCATTGACGTGAAATAGCATCATCAAGTTCTTTAAGTTGTTGCTCTCTACTCTTGCCACTCTTGTTAGTGCTATTAAATAACTTTTGACTCTGATCAGCAGATATCTTGAGCATAATGAATGCACGATAACCACCGTCTTCTTTCATAACAACGAGTCTCTCACGAGTGTACATTGAGAGCATCTGGTTAGTTACTTGTTTAGAAGCACGATCCACCTCACGATTAATGTCCTTCATTTTGCCACCAGACTCTTCGTTAACACTTTCACGAACAAGAGACTCCACTTTAACACCAATACGGTTAGCTAGTTCAACACGGCCTTGCATCATCGCTTTGTCAATAGCAAACTGCATATCACGTGAGGTATCAGTAGCAGTTACTACAATACCATCACCATTCTTTTCTGGTTCAGCAGCAAACCATTCAGGCACCGATCCTCTGGATGGAGGAAGGTCAACCATCTTAGGACCAGAAGCACAACCAGTCAAAGCCATAGTAATGGCAGCCACAATATAAAGTTTCTTCATGTCAATCCCATAAATTTTGATAATATTTGCCAAAGAGTCTAAAGCCGTTAGATATACGGTCCTGAACTTTCTGACGCGCTTCCCAATCACAGGTACGATTTCCTGTGTTAGTCATAGTATACATCTTTTCAGATTTATTAGTCAACGGGTCAGTATGTTCATCATTCGTTTCAGTCCACTTAGTCTCACCCCATTCACCTGACCAGAACTCTTCATCCCAATCTTCTTTCAACTCACACTCAAAAGCAAATATCATTTCACCAAGTACCCAGTCCCAACGCTTGAAATGGTTGCCGTCAATGTCCCAATCGTTTTCTTTAGGTGGTGCAGTAGTACTTTTAAGTTCATCCGGTACATCTGCATCATCAACAAGAGGGGATCCGTGCTTGGTCTCTTGAAGCTGTTTCAACATTGGTAATATAATATGAGCAAGAGTATGATCCATTGACCATGTATCGTGCTTGTCAATCCTAACGCTGATCTTTTGCTTTCTAAACTTTTCAACCCAAAGGCAGGATCGCATTAACCATGAGTGATCATCCTTACCAGCCAACCACTCACCAAAGTTGTGTACACGGTCATCTTCCCTATCCATCCAGAACAAGATCTTTTGAGCAATCTGGAATGGACCAACCCAGTTCTTGTACGGCCCAATATGTACGCGCATTACGGATCTCCGTTAATCATCCAGTCAAAGAAAAAGTATATAGCAAAAAAACCAACGACAAGAAACACCATCCACTCCGTCAAGGTAAACTGCTTACGGAGCCTGTAGTTCCAGTCATAGCCTAGTAACTTCTCATACCAGCGTTCAATCACCTTCATAATCAATCTCATTAATTAAACCCATCTTCTGATCCTCCGTCCAACTGGACAGGTAGGAATTATCTTTGTCAAATAGTTCAAGGTACTCATCAGTAGTGATCTTACGAGCACCAAGGATGTTGAAGTCAACATGATTCTGACTGAACTCTTTGAGATCACCAGTATCCATAACAACTTCATCCATTGCATGCTCAGCTTCCTTAGCACGAATCACAAACTTACTGTGGAACATGCTAATACCTTCAACAATGTACAGATCACCTTCAGCCTTTGTTAAGCTGTACGATCCATCTTTAAGATCTTTCCAGTTTAACGTATCACCAATTTTAAATCCACTACCATTGAGGATTTCATCATTGAGCTCGATGTACATTTCACCGTTCTCGTTTTCTTTGATAGGCAATGTCCAAGATTTCATATTATCTCCAGTTATTGGTGGGCCTTGTTGGATTCGAACCAACTATCTATCGGTTATGAGCCGAGCGCCTATACCACTTATGCTTAAGGCCCATATTAAAACACACTAATGAACCAGCCTGACGCAGCCGTACGCTTTACAAATCGTTTCCAATTTGGTTATCGCTTTTCTCGGTACTCTGTATGTTCAGGATCCCGCAGTCCTCAATATAATTGCTTATAAGGGCAACTAATGTGTTTTAATATAGGAAGTAGGGTTTCCCCTACCTCGCTTTATACACGAGCTAACGACTCTTGCAAACGAGCATCAGCCTTTTCGTTCTTCACAAAACGCTTGTAGTAGTAAGCATTAGCATACGTGATGCTAAGAGTCTTTGCTACGTCCTTTGCGCTCAGACCCTGACCGTACAGATTTACTGCCTGAGTCTTTAGATCCACGGACTTTGTCTGTGGCTTGTCTGTCGCTACTGGATCCGGATTCCGGGCCAGTTTGCGCTGTGGCTTTTTTGAGAATACATTGTTGAAAGCCTCCAATTGCTGCTCCGGGGTATAACCAGTGTCCGGATCCACTTTAGATTTTGTTACCATAATATAAACTCCTAATCAATTAATCATTTAATTTAACAGCTTGATCATTATCAGACATTACCAAAATTAGGTCAACACCTTCAAAATACGCATGAACTGTGGGTCATAGCAAGTCTTTTTAAGATAGTAACATCAGTTTGGGACAGTTTTCCTTCGTTTTTATACATTTCTGCGTCTTTTATTGTCTGCCGTAGCATGGCTGGTTTGTGCTTGAAGCAGTTCACAGCCTTGATAAAGTTATCACGAAGTGATTCGTTATTCATTTTCTTCCTCAAAATCATTAACAGTTAACATTTTATAAAGAGCAATGTAGTCTTTGCTGAGTTTGTAAAGTGCACGAAACCCCTCTTGCTCATACTCATTAAGATTAAGATCTTCAAGATCACGTGCCTCTTGCATTGTTCTCACACACTGATGCAAGTCGTTCATTGTATTCTCAAACATACAGTAGCTCATATTAGCCATTATCTATCTCCTTGAGATGTTTTGCGATAGTATTAGTAACCACATACACGGCAGTCATAACGGCCATAGGGTGATCGGATGCCTTTGCAACCATCAAAGCATACTCGAATGCTTCGTCAATGGTATTACGATCAGCCATGAGTGGGGTGTGAATTTCGTTGATGATTTCGTTCAATGTCATAGTGTCCTCCATTTCAAAAGAGATACCACTATAACTTTTGTTCAAAAATAAGTCAACAAATTATTTTACGCAGCGTAATGGAGATTTGTGGCTAAAAGGTATTTTGAATTTGATAACGGTTTTTCACCTGTGTGCGGGAAGAACCAGTTGGGGGGAAATATGAGAAGGGAGCCCTTCTTAGGTTTGAACGATAGTCCAAGGTTAGGGAAAGTAGTCTCCCCACCTTCTTCTACGTCATTGAGATAACAAAATAGGTTTAGGAATCTTGAGCTGCTGGCTTTGTCGCCAATGTCGACGTGAAGTTTAAACTCATCATGATCATTGACCTCATACTTCTTGAGTCTAATTAATTCAAATGAGTAATCTTTTGGAAAGAATTCATGGAGGCCAACCTCAGTTGCATACTTCTGTGCATGGTTGTGAAACATGAACGCAACTGACTTGTTGATGTTATTGAAAAGTTCTTCATCAGATATGCCCGTAAAATCAAGCTTTGAGAAGTTGGGAGCTCCATCATTATCAAATCTTTCAGCAACATCCTTGTTTTCCTCAAAGAACTTAATGAAGAAGTCACAGTAGTCTGGTGGAAGTACGTTGTCGTAACACTTAACAAAATCAGCTAGGTTCATATTATTTTGGAGGTTTGGGTGGAATATCCATGTAAGTGCCCCAAGGAAGTCTCAGTGCAATGTCGACATCTTCAGGGCCACCATTGTCCAACCACATCTTGGATATGTTGAGCATGATGTAGCCCTGTTCTATTACATACCTGACTTCATATCCAGAGTGGTCATACACTCCATCAGGTGCCCAAGGAAATTGCTTCCTCGTATGTCGGTTGGCAGGATCAAAAGGTAAATCACTCACTCAAATAGATCCTCATTCCATTCACGATGCCCTTCACGGAAAGCCATATTAGACTGTGTTTCACGCACCTCAACACGATAACACCATAAACGCTTAGCCTCACCCACACCCCAATAGTCAGGGATGTACACGCCGTTTACATACTTGTATAGCTGATCAGCAAGACCTTCACATCCAAGTTTAGGAAGAATAGTTAGCTTTGCCATCTTCTTCTCTTGCAGAATCTTATATGTTTCAAGTTCAGGATCATCCTCTGCTACAAGTAGTGTATGATCAAATTGATCCTGTAATACCTCTTTCAGTTCTTTCAATCCACCATAATCAGCTGCCCAGTTACGAACATCAAGATCATTAGTACCAAAGAAGAACTTCATTGAGAAACTATAACCATGAATCAGATTGCAATGACTATCAGCTCTCCATTGACGATATGCTACTGGAAAGGCATCCACATACTCTTTAGTACTTGTGTACTTGTAAGAGATAGGAGGATACTTTGTTATTGCTATATTAAAAATGTCCATTCTTTTCCCACCAAAAGTTAACCCACTCTTTATCTACATCTCGGTCTATTTGTCTGAACCAAAAGTCTGGAACAGCAAGATCTTGCGCTGTGTTATACACAATGCATGCAACACTAACATTAATCTCATCTTCCCTACCCCAGATGTCCAACAGCTCTCGAATGGTTTTACCGCTGTCTATAATATCATCTACAAGAAGTATTCGTTTTCCTTCAATGATTGATTGATAGAGATCCTCTGGACAGTATTGGAGTCCCGTATCTCTTGTGGACCACTCCACAACCCGTAAAGGAACCTCAAGCCTGTGAGACAGAACAGTAGAAGCAATAAGACCACCACGACTGATTCCAACCACAGTGTCAAATCGGATCTCACTCTGTCGGACTTGCTGATCAAGGCAAGCCATCGCTTTGAAGAAAACATCAGTTGTTATGTCCATAAAGTATTCTTTTCACGTACCCCACGCATTACGCCAAATGTCTACCTGGAGACGAGGGCTATATCTCCAACCACGTTTCATTGCCATTTCAGCTACTGCTTTGTAATTATTAAAATAAAGTTGATCAGTACCACCAACAGGCATTAAGTATACATCCCCATTGATGCCAGCACCACGGTATGCTTCAATAGCACGGTCAATCTCATACATGTCAGTTTCTTTATCTACTACAAACTTAAAGTATACTTCACCATACCAATCATATATCTTTACAACCTCAGGTAAAATTGCATCTTCCCATTTTTCACCCGATGGACTCAGCTTAGCACTAACAGAGAAAATAATCTCTGTATCACCCTTATAATATTTTGAATAATTATACAAAAACTTCTTAAAGTCTTCTGTTAGATTCTGGGTACCGTTAGTCTCAAATGTGATAGACTTAATTCCCTTCATCTTCTCATGTGTTAGCAAGTCTTCATACGAACGTTGCCATCCAAGAAGTGGTTCACCACCAGTGATAATTAGATGCTCGTTGTTCCATTTATTCTCTGGTAGCATCTCCATGATTGTTTCTACAATTGTATCAGTATCAAGTACAGGAGATAGATGTTTAAACCTTGGATCCCAACTAGCATACGAATCACACCCAGTATGCACTAGAGGCAGATGATTGTATGATTTGTACTGTGCTATATTGACAGCTATTGGTTCTCTTTCGGTAGATTGCTTTCCTGCAGGCATACCAAATCCACTACAGGTAAAGTTACATCCAAACGTCCGTAGAAACACACTAGGTGCACCAACATACTTACCCTCACCCTGCAAGCTGTAAAACAGCTCGGCTACTTTAATTTTGCTCATGTTCTGGCACCTTATAAGATTTTTGACGCTTGTTCTTTTGTCTCATTGCTTGATCATAGTGAAACTTGTTTGCCTTGAATGTAAAATTAACACCATCAAGATGATCCATTTCATGTAGTACGCACCGTGCTGACATTCCAGTAAACTTGTCCGTCTGTGCTTCACCGAACGAATCCATGTAACGAACACGAACCAACTTAGGACGTTTTATTTTAATGAAAAGATTTGGATAAGTCAAGCATCCTTCTTCCAACATAATCTGTTCAGTAGATACGTCAGCAATAACAGGATTGAACATTACCTTTGTTGGATTAGACCAAAGAACAAAAGCTCTATAGGGTAACCCACATTGATTAGCAGAGATACCAATACCCTTATAATGAACCATTGTTTCAATAAGGTTATTTGCAAGCTCGTGTGGATTGATTGGAGGATTACTGAAGTTGAATCTCTCCAGCTTTGTTCTAAGTAATGGATGATCCGGAGCAACTAAATCATATATCATTTATTAAATCCTTTTTCTTATACCATACCGGCAGGGAAAATCTTGAACCATGAGATAGTTGCATGACCCCGTGCTTATATTTGTTTCCATCAAAGAATACAGTCCTTCCAATAACAGGAGATACTACTGTACCATCTTCGAAGTATGTTTCACCACCTCTATAACTATTATTTAAATATGTTACAGAAGTAAATACAGTTTCATCGGACGATGTATCGTAGTGAAGACCAACTCCTGTCAAAGTAGGCCAGTAATTAAGTTCTGACCACTCAACCTCTATCAATGGATTTAACAAATAGGCATATTGTATGATGCTGTTCATTATTTCAACAAACTGTAAATCATCTCTAAAATTCTGTTCATTACTTATAATAGTCTTACCATGAAACAATGTTGATGGAATGTCTTGATGAAATTTATCAATACAATACCGAGCTTGCTTTTCTGATATTACATTATCAATAATTGATATCATTATTTCACCATCTGACTAAAGTTTTTTACTTTTTGGAATTTGATGACTGAGTGGAATTTATCGAACAACTGATCACCTTTGTGGGATATTATAAACAAGTTCGTGTCTGCAGTCAACGTGCTTATGATCTTCAAGAACTCTTCAGTGCCGTTATTGTCTAACGAACTATCAAATACTTCATCCATGATCAGTAAGTTAGTGGAAGCAGAGTTTCTCAGCTTACTGATTGCTCTCCATGTGAATAACAAAGCAAGGTCAATCCTCATCTTCTCACCCTCGGAGAACGACTCATAACAGAAATCATCACGATGTCTTGATTTGATAGTCTCTTCAAAGTTCTCATTCAACTCAAAGTTAACAAAGAAGTCCATTGCAGCCAAGTATTTGTTAACTAGTTTATTTATTACAGGAATATACTGCTTGATGATCTTAGTCTTAACACCAGAGTCTTTTAGTAGCACAGCTGCAACATCAAGAGCTGATTTGTCTTTCAGTAGCTCTTCTTTTGTATTGATGGCTGCCTTTAGAGTTCGTTTAATAGCACTTAACTCTTCTGCATCATCCGTGTGCTGCACTTCAATCTCGGATTGTAACAATTTTATTTCATCTTGTAACAGTTTAATTGTGTTCTGATATATCTTTACTTGTGTATTGTATTCTTGTATGTACGTACCTTGTTCTTCAATAAGAGAGTGTACATCAGAAATATCCATCAGTCTCTCATCCAGAGCTGCGATGAGTCCTTGCAAAGAAGACAGTGATGTTTCAACTTCCACTTTTTGTTTAGTCTTCTCTTCAATACTACCATCTTTAAAGTGAGCGTCTATATTCTGACTACAAGTTGGGCAACTTTCATGATCCTGTAAAAATACAATACCATCGTTTATGTTCTTTAGCTTATTCTCACCTGTACGTTTCAAATTAATGTAGTTAGAATACTTACCAGATACCGTATCCTCATCTACTATATTGCCTTTGAGAGTTATAATCTTCTCTCTGTGCTCCTTAATGACATCAAGAGCTATTTGCATATTACCAGTTACTTCTTTGAGCTGATTATTCTTTGCAGTGATGGTAGTCTGTTTATTGTCAGTAAGGGTCTTTACAAGTTTGTTATGCAGCTCAATCTTATCAGCTGCAACTTTCATCTCGTAAGAAACACTCGTAATCTCTTGTTTATTCAAAGCTACTTTTTCTTTTAGTAGAGTATTCATAACTGAGAAGATCTGTATGTCTAACAGGTCCTCAATAATCTCTCTACGATGAGCAGCTGGTAGTTGCATAAAAGGTGTAAACGATGCACTGCCAAGAATAACAATTTGCGAAAATGACTTGAAGTTTAGCTTGAGTATATTACCCTCAAGCATCTCTTGATACTCTCTAACATCGGAAGTCTGGTTCAACATATTACCATCACAGATGATATCGAAGACGTTCGGCTTCTGTCCTCTGCGAATCAGATACTGCTTACTACCAATAGAAAATTCCAACTCTACTAACATGCCCTTCTTGTTAATAGAGTTTACGAGTTGTGGCTTGTTAATCTTTCTGAACGGTTTAGCAAACAGAGCAAAACAGATAGCATCTAAGATGGTGCTCTTACCAGCACCATTCTCTCCAACAATTAATGTGGATTTAGATTTTCTAAAGTTTACTTCTGTCCAAGCATCACCAGTAGATAGAATATTCTTCCAACGGATCACTGAAAATAATATCATAGTGCTTTATTGTAGGGTGGAGAAGTGCTGGAGTGAAGTCTGGCAGACTTTGGGTGGATCACTTTGCCCAGCACTTCTCCGTAGAGTGTTAAGCTGACTCTAGGTTGATCGCTTCATTATACAGGTTTCTGAGTAATTTGTCAAGACGTGCTTTGTCTGTCTGCGTCTCTAGTTGCTCACAAAACTTGGATAGTATGGTCATTGTATCTTCTGCATCTTCAATAATTTCATTATCATCCACAAGATCTTGGTGCATGTGATCATCAACTACTTGCAGATCAGCGACACCAGCCTTTTCCAACTTATCAATTAACACATCAAACTTTGCTTGTAGGTCTCTGTTCTGAACAATAACCTTCACAAACGTATCCTTTAAATGACTGTAGTCACTAATGTTATATTCTTTGTTGAAGAATATCTTATGGAACATCCTGTTAGGGTTCTGTATAAACTCTAACTCTCTTGTCTCTGTGTCGAAGATGTGGAACCCTCTTGGGTCTTCGTAATCAGCCCACGTAAGCTCATAAGGATTTCCGAGATAGTGAATATTGCCAGAGTTTGAACGATGATGAAAGTGACCAGTACAAACAAGATCAAATTGCTCGAATATTTTAGAATCAAATCCATGGTCGTTTACCTGTCCTTTATACATTTGAAAACCAGCTAATTCAAGATGACCAAAGCACACTTGCGCTCTTGTACTGTTAATCATCGCCATTACTTCTTGGTAGTTGTCAGTGCATATCCACGGCAGCATCAATATATCTAGACCATCGTATGTTAGCTCTACCGGGTCACTGTAAGGTGTTATATTATTGTAGTCAGATAGCAGCAGGCCGGGAGAGTTTACTGAGTTTGTGTTTTTGTAGAAAACATCGTGGTTACCAACGATAACATCAAGTTTAATTTTCCGATCACGTAAAGGATCAAAAAAGTACTCGCGGCAATTGTTGAGAGTAAGGTAGTTAATATACTTACGACGATCAAACATATCCCCAAGATGAATAACGTTCCGTATTCCTCGTTCATCAAGTGTTGGGAAAAACGTTTGGTCGTAGAATTTCTTAAAATGTTTGTCGAATGCTGCATGGTCTCCTCTGGCCCCATAGTGTGTATCTGTTATCAATGCAATCTTCATACTACTCCTCAAAGAACTTTTCAAGTCCTGCTTTCTGACTTGGCTTACGTTTCTTCTCTAAGCCTTCCTCAAAAGATTTAATAAAATCATTCATCTTTTCATTATCTACATGACTATCCATACCCTGCCCATCAAAATCATCTCCATCTTGCATATAGAACATCTCATCGGTCACCATTGAGTTTTTATATACCTGATGCTTAATGTACAAATGCTTCTTTTCTTTTTGTATCCGTCTTAGGAATGCAAAGTAAATTATTTGTGTGAAGTAAGCAAATGGATTAGTAGACTTTTCTGGATCAAAGTTATCAATATACATTACACAGTTTTCGATACCATCCGCAATCATCTCATCCTTGTACGAGTAGTTGATGAAATTAGGTTTAGTTGCAAGACGGTTAGCAATGAGTAGAATACACTCACCAAGGTAATTTGGCACTCTTGGCTTAGGTTGGTTTTCTTCTAGTGCCTTCTTTATGCTCTCTCTATACTTCTTGATCGCTTCGTAGAAGTTCTTATTGTCAATGTAATGTTGAGCCATATTTTAGTGTACGCTATTGTTAGGATTCAGTTTCTCGAGCATAGCTGAAAGCATATCAGTTGTATCATGTAATTCACTCTCTGCATTTTCCATTTCAGTTATTTCGTTTAATTCTCTATCTATATTATCATCAATATCTGCTTCATAGGTTTTGAGTACTACACAATAGTAATCAGACATGGATGCTCGAGCATCTACCACGTTAAGAATACTATCTTTATGGAATGATATCTCTCGCTGCTCGGCAAAAGGTAGATATCTTAGCAACCCTATTACTGGCCGTTCACTCTTTGGTGAAAACATATAATTGATCGTGAAAGGATTATCAATAACAACTTTATCTGTTTGGTCCTCTATCATTGTACCAATTATCTCTGAGTTATTTTGAAGCTTGATAATTTTAACCATTTTATCCTTTTAGGTCTATTGAGAACGTCTTATACTCAAACTTCTCCTCACTATAGATCTTAATTCGTTCTACAAAGTGATTAAGTGTGTAATTCTTTCTCTGCTTCCACTGAATATCATCAGCTATGTCATAAAGGCAGGCTTTTTCTTTTCTATTTCCTTTTCTAAGGGCACGTCCAATGGACTGTAAGTTTCTAATTCTTGATTTTGAAGGTGAAGCGAAAATGACATTGTGCAAGTTCGTAATATTGACGCCAGTAGAAAAAGTACCATAAGAAGCAACAATAATCGAATCAGTTTCCAACTCCACAGCTCTTCTAATAATATCTCTGTCCTCACCACTAATCTCACCAGAGACAAAATAAACTTGTCTGTCCCCTGCTTTACTTTTAATAAGATCATATATCGCTTTTCCGTGTTTGTCAACATACTGATAAAGAATAAGTGAGTTACCTTTCAACCCTATAGCCAAATTACAGATAAACTGATTTCTTGGCTGGTGATGAACAAGGAAATCCAACTCATCTCTATACGGTGCTGCCTTTAATAACTTCCTATAATAATCATCATAGTTAAGAACAACTGCCTTAACTTTAAATTCAGATAAATGTTTCTGCTCAATTAATTCTGCTGTTGTAGTTACTTTCTTTACAGTACCAAACAATCCTTCTAATACTAATTTATGCGTATGGGATCCATCTAGCGTACCAGTGAATCCAAATCTATATGGACAGTTAAAAAGGTTCTGCATGATTGTTGTTAGAGACTTGGCCTTGAATAAATGAGCCTCATCTCCTATAACAACTTCGAACTGCTGGAACCATTTACGTGGTAGATTGTATATTGACTGCCATGTTGATATGTATATCTGCTTATCGATGTCTTTCTCTTGACCAGAGAATATCATATGACAATTGGTCTTCGAATCAAATCCATATTCTTCAAAATCAGAATACATTTGATGGACCAACGACGTTGTGGGAACAATTAACAACGTCTTCTTACTGTAGTACCTGCAAATTAAATAGATAATGAGTGACTTGCCAGATGCTGTTGGAGATAATAGCAATGATCTTCTCTTCTTGATTGCATGAAGGAAAGCTGCTATCTGATAATCTCTAGGCTGCTTTGTGAGTCCAATATTTTTGAAGAATTGGTCAGGATCAAATTCAGTGTCATTTTCAGAGAAGTCAGATAGCAGCTCTACAGGATAATCATTCTGCTTTGCAAAGTCTTTTATGTAATCAATTAATCCTGCGTATATGTTATGCGTACCAGAATTGAAAAGTCGTATCTTACCATCCCATTTTTTGTTCTTTACAGAGGGAATAAAACGAGCTCCAGGCACTTCAAATGTAAAGTAGTCACTTAGTTCCTGGGCTATGTCGTCACTACAATGTACTTTGTTGTAAGTGTCGTTAAACTTTTCTATCTGTATCATAATCCCATCTTAAATTTTTCCCACTCAATAGCATTTTTAAGCAGATAACCTCGATTATTGAGTGTACGTATAATATTTTCAACTAATCCTATCTTGTCCTCTGTCAAGCGAATCTTGGTCTGTATAGTTTGTAGTTCAGCATCAGAACTCAGGTACATTGGTATATCTGACTTGAGAATTTTAAGCGGTTGTGGATCCCATCCATACTGCTCAAGCTCTTCTTTTGAGAGTATACCAAGATAATATTGATGCTTTAATCTACTCAATGTATCATAATCAGCATTCAGTTTCACAAGAAGACTTTTAGCTAGATAGAACTCTTTAAGATATTTTGAGTGGAGCTGGGGAATACGTAGAGACTCTCTACCAAGCTCTGTTCTATCAATCTCACTATCCTTTTCCCATTCAATAATTAACTCATCTGTTTTCACGCAATCCCCCCAGTATTAGATTGCATTGTACATGAAAGTTTTTCAAATGTCAACTATAGTTTAACAATCTTATACTTTATATACTCGAAGGTGACCGAGGTTTCGAGGTAATTAACTGATGTAGCCGTTGTATTAAACGATAACTCTCCAAGAGCTACTGGGAATGCATCAAAAAAAGTTATCTCTATGTTAGGGTTCTTTGAGCTTGAAAGAACCATGATCTTTATATCTGATCTAGCTGTAGCCAGAGGATCAGTATCAATTAAGTTATTGAACCCAAATCGAGTATTTGATTCAGGTGGGGTCAGTGTCTCTCTTGGCCCTGAAATGTCAATCATCCAGTTCAAAATTTCAAAGTAGTTTTTCAGGTCCTCATCTACCAGGTAAGAAATAGTTAGAGGAGAATAATTTAAATGATCCCCAGGGATAGGAATCTTAACAAAAGGAGTAGGCATATTAATATCACCCTCAAACGTCAAGCCAGGTAATGAGAACCCTTGAAGGAAGAAAGTTACACCAGGTGCTTTCTGAAGCACCATCCTAAAATTAATTGGTGAAAGCGCGTTTCTGTTTGTTGGTGTGTTTGTTAAGGCACTCATAGTATCTCCTTTTTACTATTTATGCA